CTAAGTCTCCCCCCTGCGTCCACACAGTTTCCTCTGTGGTATCTACATCCGCATTAAAGCCGAATTTGAACAAGGACGTAGCCCCAGTAATCTGGCCTTCAGCAACTCGTAAATTGTAGGGGACGGCAGTAGCCACGGCGTTCCTTAATGCGTTATCTAGCTGATTAAAATACAGCCTAAGTATGTTGTTAAACCTGTCTAAATAGCCTTTCTGGTAGTCAACCGGTGCTGTGGGTAAGGCAGGTGCAACTACATTACTGTCGGTGTCTTGCGCCGTAGTAGGCATTATCGTCTACCATCAGGACGCATATCTAGTCGAGGTGCACCTAGCTGCCACGCTACTCCAACAGCCGTAGATTCCATCTTAAACGCTAACTGCCTGCCCCTTATTCTTACAAACACTTGCCCTGTAAACGCCTCTATAGGCACTGTAGCGGAGCGAGTAACTGTTGACGCAGAGTTACCCCCTACGGACAGAGGGTTGTTGTATCCCGACCCTGAGTTAGCCATAGGGGAAAGTGTCATAATAGCTGCTGGATTTACCGCGCTAGACCCATCAAACGTTACGTCTGGTAACATACGGTTAATAAGCACAAAAGAATGCCCGTCGTCTAAGTCAAACTCAGAAGACGTTATAGAAGCGGTTATTGCTGTAGTGACGGCTGTTTGTAGGTCATCGTTGCCTTTCTCATGGTCAACTAAGTTGTTACTGTAAGTAGCCGCTATGGGCCTGTCCCGTAGTCCTGAGTCCAACCACGCTGTACGCGCTATGTTGCCGTAGTACCATATATCCTCAAGGTAGTTGTAGACCACGTAGCGGTCATTAGCTATAACCCCCGCTGAACAGTAGAACCACCACACTTCATTAAAGCCTTCGTTAGTGCCTGACACCACTTGGCTAAACTGAGAAGTATTAATATCGTTGAATATGTAGCGTTTAACATTACACGGAAGCGTCATTACTGAGCCATCGTATTTGTAGAACTTGTCACGCCCCATCCAGTAAGCTGTACTGCCTGCGTAAGCAGTGGCGTTCTGACTGGCAACAGAGATGTTGTCTCCCATTAACTGGGCATTCCACACAATATCCCCGCCCAAGTACTGCATAGAATAGAGAGCTGAATCAGTCCATACCAAGACTTCTTGACGCGCTTGTACTACAGCAATGATCTCCGTACCGTGCGAAACACGGATGCTACCTGCAGTTCCCGTTGCTGTAACTGACCAGTCAAATGCGTTTTCTTGGTTAGACCACCGTATAAGCATAGGGTCTTGCACGACAGGGATAGGCCCACCCAAAGGATCAGCACCAAAAGCAAACACAAAGCGGTAGATGTCCGAAACACTCACAATATTAACAAGGGAGGGGACATCCACAGCAATAGGATCAGTTGTGGGAACGCCGGGATCGGGGTAATTGGTGGTGTCTATTATTTTACCGCGCACGCTTGTACCAGAACTTCCATCCCAGTAAAAAATAGGGCCGCCACGGTAGGCAAACACTAAGTCTTCCCCGTAGTTAGATTGGCTCCACAGGCGGATTGCAGACGAAGAAGCGTTGGAATAGCCCCATGTACCTAAGCCCCACCCTCCAGAACCCCATCCGCTAAAAGGTACAGCGGTAGCAGAGCCTGTATTAATCTGGTACGTGCCTATAACCGCAGCGCCACCGTTACCTGTGTCTAAAGCACTAGCAGTAACAGCAACACCTAAAGTGTCTTTAGCGGCTACAGTGTAGGTATCATCGGTAAGTACAGTAGAAATTTCATACTCTTGATTGAGGACAACAGCAGTTATATTGCCGCCAAGAGTTACCGCACCGGAGAAAGTAACAAAGTCCCCGCCAGTTGCACCGTGGGAAACATTGGTAATAGTAAGAGTGGAAGAGCCGTTAGTGGCTGAGAAAGTTACAGCACCTGCTACAGTAGTCAGACGTATAGGGGTTATATCGTAGTAATTACCACCACGTTCTATGTAGTACTTAAGGGTAGTACCCACACTAATAAGGTTTTGCCCACCTAGTGTGATCCAGTTCCACAGTGAACGGCAGACTCCTAGAAACGTGTTGGCAGAGATGCGCTCCCAACCACCAATCTTTTCGGGCATACCCTGACGAAACCGCACTTTGTCGGATTCATACCACCCACCTTCCGTAGTATAACGGGTGTTTTCACGGTTAATGCCCGGTTTTAATTGCAGTTTCTTGAGTGGCATTTTTAACCTTATTCAGGATAATCGCCTGTGGCGATCATAGATGCGAGTTCAACGGAGCGTCCTTTAACGGTGCGGCTCCAATCAGAATCTAAGAATTCTTCTGCAGCAGTTTTATAGTCTGCCTGTTCCATCGCATCTAGTGCCAGTACGAATTTGCGTAGCTTCGTAGCACCGAGGTTAAAGCTTATGTCGATCATAGCATCTTTTCTTGTTTGGTCTAAATCGCTGAACCAAGCGTACTCTGTACTTAATTCCTTAATTACACGCTCTATATCCTTCTCTAGCAGGAAGTCCACTTCTTCCTCAGAGAGTCCCAGCCCGCCGTTTACGTCTACATTCCTACCAATTCCTATTGTCCAGTGTCCCGCCGAGCATTTGTAGATTAGGTGACGGCCATTAGTAACAACCTCACCCTCATGCCGTTTAAGCATTTCGATTAAGTCTTCCATGTCTACTTCTCCCTGCTAACGCCCTTAGTTTTCTCAAAGGTACGCATAGCGCCTAAGCCCAGCATGCCCATAAGTACCGGCATCATCTCTGATAAGGCTATCATAGGGACCAACACACCACTCTCAGTTAGCTCTAAAGCCATGTTTACGAAGGGTATGATGAGGAAGTTACCAGCCATGCCGAGGGCACATATCCAGCCAATTGCGGGTCGCCAACCTGCCACAAACATGTTGTGGTGGGCAGCTTCTATCTTATTGACCTCGATCTGGGCCATGACCTGTTCTTGGCTGTGCTTTTCCGCCATCGTAGCGATCTCGTGCGACAGCTTTTCACGCAGGTCTTTATCTGGGATTACTTTGTCTAGGATAGCCGAGACAGGCCCAATCAGGGCGCTTATTGCAGCCAGCATCCTAAATGACTACCCACGCGACAGCGCCAAGCACTAGGAGTACGATAATAGCGCCAATGTGGTGGTGTTTGCTTGTCTGTATTAGCCGCCATACTGGACCGCCAATTTTAGCTAATGCGTCTTTAATCATTTCCATTTTGGGATTCCTTTATTATGTGGCTACTAAATAGACTAAACCCGTAAGCGCACCCATTAGAACAATCAGCCCGAACAGCAGCTTCAACGCCAGCTTAAAATCATCGTCCTTCTGCACTTGTACGCGTTTCTTTTTCATAAGCATGGTGTACCGGAAGTCTCGGTCTTTCTGAATTTTAATTGCGTTCTTCTGTACTTTTTGCCACTGCGGCGACTTGCCTTGCCGGGAGTACTCGCGGCCAATAGTTTTCATCATGTTAGCGATGCGGTCTTCTTGGTTCTGAATCTGTATGGCTTCTTCCAGAGCACTGCCAATGTAAGCATTCTTATCGTGCTCTTTAACTTCGGCAATCTTGTCCTCAACAGCTTCCTTACTGGCAAAGAACCCTGATATTTCAGCGCCCATCTGCTCGACTTGTTTTTTCTTCTTTAGGGATGCCTGCACTAAATTAAAAGCGGTATCGAGTCCCTTGATCAGTAGAGCAATTTCGCCAATCATAGATCATTGCTTATCCGTGAACACGTTGAAATATGCCCCAGCCATTAGTGCCGCAAGGAACAGCGTAGTCAGCGCCTGAACAATGGTTTTACCCACTGTACGCTTTGCAGAACGCCACGAATCTAGCAGTGATCTAAGCTCGGAGACATCAGACAGCAAGTCTTTATCCTCGCTTAACCCAATATCGCGCAGGGCTTTTTTAGCACCAAGCTCGGCAGACTGCTCTATCAGATTAGCCATCTCTTCTTTAGTCATCGCTTACGGACTATCGGGCCAAGTGATCGTATTAGGGAATCCTGCTTGAGCTGGAATATCT